CAGCCCCCAGTAATCCACATCGTCATAGCCGGCCGCCCCGCGCCAGAAGTCGGCCACGAAGCTGGTGCCGAGCGCAGAAGGGTGGCCGACATTGTCCTGAAAGTGCGTGCCGGAATAGTCGCCGCCCGTGTCCGGGCAGGCACCCTCCAGGCCCATCTCGCTGGTGGTGCTGATCGGCACGAACACGTCCCACAGATGGGTGTCACCGGCAATGACGAGGGCGGCGACGACCATCAGATCGGCCAGTCGAAATCTTGCACATCGGCAAAATCGAGGATGAGGCTGTCACCTGACCCGCCGCCGGGCCCAACGACGAGCGCGAAATATGCGCCCACCGCCGAGCCGTCGCCGAGCACATAGGCCGGCGTCTCCAGCCACAGATCAAGTGCTTCGGAGGGGAAACCGGGTGCCCCCGCGAAGTTCGCATTAGCCGCCGAGTTGAAGCTGTTAGTGGTGTTGTCGATGATCCCCACGATGCCAAACGTTCGCGAAGCGGCCGGATCACCGTTAGCGGTGCTGGTGCCGAAGAGGTGATAAAGCGTCCATTTGGAGGGGCACGAGTTCTTGCGGACTCGCGCGCGCATTCCCTTCTTCGCCCCCACGCCCAGCACGGCAGGCGCATTGAGCGCGAATGTCAGGCTGCGCCCATTGGCCGGTATGCTGTTCAACCCCGTGATGGTGAAGCGCTGCCATGTGTGGCCGTCTTCGGTCACGAGGCTGGCCACTACCGAGAGGCTCGACGATGCCACCGCCGTCCAGCCGTTTGCTACCGTCCCGCTCGCCGCGTTTCCGGTAATGGTGCCGCCGCCCGCAGAGAAAGGGGCGATTGTACGGCCCGGAGGATCGACCGGATAAGTGGGCGCCGGCTCGCAGATATCCGCCAGCGCCGTTACGAACGGCTGTCCAGCATACCACCCGCCCTTGTTGGTCAGGTGGGTGGCGTCTGATCGGTAGGCATCCGCATAGGGCGCAAGATCAGGCGCGCTGGCCGGGTCCATAAGCGCGCCCTGCATGTCGATGATCCTGATCTGCGGGTCGTCGCTGTAGGTATCGGCCAGCCAGTCATTGATCTCGTCGACCGTATCGCGTGCGGCGCCGCCGATGGCCCACACGCCGCCATAAGACGGGTCCCGGTAGGGCAGGTTCATCAAGAGGATGTAAGCAAATCCGGCTGATTTCAGCGCGGAAAGGTGGCCCGGTACATAGGACTGATAGGTCGCCAGCCCCTCACCAGCGGTCGCGTCATTGCGTCCCGGATCGTAGATGACGATCCAGTCATCGTCGGGATATTCGGCAAGGCGGGCGGCGGCCTTGGTGATCTGCGGCCCATATTCGGAGAGCACTGCGCCGCCCACGGCGAAGTTGTCGCCATTGTACCACGGATAGGCGCCGAGCGTCTCCAGATAGTGGCGGGCGCGGCGGTCAACCGAGAGAGCCCACACCAGAGGCCCGGCGGCTGTATGGCCGCTGCGGCTGTCGCCACTGGTCTGATCGGCATAGACGCTGCGCTCCAGCGTGGAGGGCCCGACCATCGCCACGCGCGGCGAGACGAGGCCCGTGGGCGTGGGCGTGGGCGTGGGTGTGTTCCCGAAAGCTGCCATGGCCGCCTCTAGGAACGCCGAGACATCCGCTGCGCTGGGGTGCTTCTGGCCGGGATAGTGGGACGACGCGATCTCAAGCTGGCTGATGACGTTGACCACGTCGTTCCTGAGCTTAAAGCCTAGCGTGCCGATACCGGGGGATGGAAGTTCCTCAGTGCGCATCAGTCGGCAACCAGTGTGTCGACCTTGGACTTGGCTGCGTTCAGGAAGTCGGTGAACGCCTGGGCACTGGGGTGCTCGCCATTAGGGTAATGTTCAGCCGCGATCTCAAGCTGGCTGATAGCCTGTGCCATGACGCGGCGCAGATGGTAGCCTCGCGAACCGATGTTCGGCGAGGGCAGGTCAGTTTCACGCAAAGCGTATTATCTCCTGTATTTATTGAATAGGGAGCCACCCCGCCTTGGGCGGTAGGACTCTTTGTTTTGGTGCAGAGGGTCAGCGATCAGTGCCCGGTACTCCTGGGCTCGGAGCCGCTTGACGGCCTCGTCCTGATTTATCGCGAGCTGCTGGACCCAGTAGCGTACAGCGCCTTCGAGGGCGTCCAGCCTATCGTCGTGGAACAGGCTGTTCTTGTCGCGCGTGATCTTGCTCATCTGATGGAACAGCGAGTAGAGCAACCGCTTGGCCGGCTCGTATTTGGCCGTAGTGTCCCGGTCCTCCTCGACTACCGCCTCATTCATGATGAGGGAGCCCCTTGCGATAACGGGCTCCAGCGTCTCGATGATGCGGAGTTCTTTTTGGCCGTGGACGAAATCGTCCTCTACCGAGCACATATGCTCTGCGCGCAGGATCGGGAGCCAGACTGCGGCGAACGCGCCGTAGCCCATGTTCTTCTCGATGATGACCCGCTCGACCTGCCATGACTTGGCGATGTTGGCGAGATAGCGCATCTGGTCCACGCCGTAGCCACCGGGGATGCCCCCGACTGACAAGACGTAGATGTTGCCGTTCAGGAAGCCTGTGACGGCGTAGGCTGTCTCGTCTCCGTTGCGCCCGCCACCGGCAGGGTCGACGTACATGACCTTGCCCTGTAGCTTGGAGACATCCTTGGAAATCTCGTGAGCGGTGTTGAGCTTGTAACTCGCGCTGTGGACCGAGATGTCCTTGAGGCTCGCGCCGCCGTAGCCCCGTGTTACTGTCAGCGGACAGCTCTCCCCGCCCAGACGCATAAGGACGATGTCCTGTAGCTTGAGCGGATACCGGAGGGCGTCGGCCAACCGGGTGTTGAGCATATGCTGGAGCTGGAAGAAGGTGGGCCCTTGGTCCAACTCCTTCTTCTGGAGCACGGCCTCGGTCAGGTATTCCGGGTCGATGGGCTTGCCCTGATCGCCCAGCATACCGCCGCCGAAGGCGAGGGCGGGGTTCTGCTCCAGTGCCCGCGTAATGGCGGGAGCGAGCATGTCCCCGTAATTCTCTAGCTGCTCCGGGGTAGGGTAGCGGCCCGGCCAGATACGCACGGTGAAGCCGCGCGCGGGCAGGGTGTTGTAGATGCTCTCCTGCGACTGCGGCGTGCCGAGGTACAGGATGCGCCCGAGAGCGCAGATGGAAGTGAAGTCGCGGGTGAGTTCCAGCAGGATTTCCCGCATCATTGCGGTGCGGCTATTCTTCTGGCTCTCGATATCATCCGCGATGAGGAGGTCAGCACGCTTGCCCTGCAAGTTGCCGGTGATGCCGACACAGGCCACCGAAGGCGACTTGTCCACGCCCTTGAGGGTATAGTGGACATCGAACGCCTCAACCGAGGTACGGTCGCCATTCGACGGGTCTGGCCGCAAGCACTCCAGCTCATCCATGGTGAGGATGATGCGGACGATAAGCGTGCTGATTTCATTGGCCTGCGTCCCGCCTGCGGACAGGATGAGGACGCGGTGGTGGGGGTTGTGGATCAGCGTGTAGACAGCGAAGGCGGCCGCGATGGTGGTCTTGGCCTGCCCACGCTGGGCCTGCACCATAAGGTACGGGGGCCCGTAAGCGATGAAGCTGCCGATATCCCGCTGGACCGCAGAGGTAGAAAACCCCAGATGGTCCATCACGTCCTCAAGGAACGGGATGAACGCCGAGTAGTGCTGCTGGAGGGTTTCTACCTTGCGCCAGCGGAGAAGTGCCTGATCCGTGCTTTCACGGATTGCCAATTAGTTGGGCAGCCCGCTCAGAAAGCTCATGTGCTCGGACGCACCCGCGAAGTCGTCTCGCGTGGCCTTGACGGTCTTGGCCTCCTTACGCCGAGCCAGTTTCTCCTCAAGCTCGCCAAGAGCGTTGTCCTTGGCAGGCACGCAGGTGATCTGGTTATCCTTGAGGAACTTGGTAGCGACCGCGAGGATCGCTGCGCTGGGCGGGAGACGCTTGGGAGGAACTTCCTCACCCGAGTCTTCGTCGGTGTAACCGGGAAGCTCCTCCCCATCCAATGCCGTGGATAATACTTCTGCGACCTTCGTGTGAAGCGCCCCAAGGGCGGTTTCGTCAGCGGCCACGGTTCTTCCTGTTGATGAATTTGTATGCAAGCACACCGATCTGGAGGACAGTGTACAGGAGGGTAACGATTAGTACCCACTCCTGGAGGCTGAGGCCGGCCACCATAATGCTGCTAACAGCGACGGGCGGCGCGGCCTTTCCGGCCTCCAGCAGGTACTCATTGCTGGGGTCCACTTAGTAATCCTTGTTGGGAACCGTGTTCCACTCGATGCGGTTACGGCAGTGGTTAAGCTCTCGACGGATAATCCAGAAGAAGCCGTCGATGATCCTTTCCAAGTACAAGGCTAGTCGGTCCCCTTTCAGCGCCCCGCGTCCTACCCGAGAACTGATGGTCTCGTCGGGATTTCCTCCGAACACGGTATTGACGCCCTGGTCGGCTGCAATGAGCAAGTTCTTGAAGTACCGGCTCACGGCGCGCCATTCGGCAGGATGCTGGACCAGTCAACCTGGGCCGCTTCGACGATGGCAGGAAGGGTCGTACCCGTATTAATCGCGACCTTGGCGCTAAGCCGCGCTGCGCGGACGGCGCTGCCAACAGCAATCCACTGTCCGTGCATCCAGAGGATCAGGTCGGCTGCCCCCTCTTCGGAGGTGATGGTCTCAGAGGTACGCGGGTCTACCGTGCCCGCCGCGACATCCGCCGCGAGCATCGGGAAGGGGCCGGCCTTGCCAGCGGTCAGAGCGAGGGCTTGCGCCACCGCTTCCTGATATTCCATCGCCTGACCGGAGCCGGGGGTCGCGAACTGGCTTCTGACCTGTTCGGCTTCGGCGTCCACGGTGTTGACGAGCCAAGCCCGCAGATTGGTGAAGTCTGGCTCAGGGTTAAAAGGATTGAGTACCATCCCATCCGGGGTGATAACCAGCGAGTAGCCGTCTGCCGGCTGTTGAAGCTGGGCTTCCTCAACTGTTGAGGTCATACCGGCGGCCAAAATGGCGCCAGTTTCGTTATTGCAGTGGAACCATGCGGTCATCTTTTAATCTCCGATACTTCTAGTCTCATGCCCTCAATCCAGCAACTCGGCCCGGCAACCAGCTTCGCACGGACAGCCACTGTGACGTTACCGGATAAGCTCCCGCTGATTGTGTGGAGGTATCGCTGGACAGAATAAAAATCGCTGGCGCTGGGGCTATTGATGGATGTGCTCCAGCGCTGACTACCGTTGACCATTATCCTGACTTCCAGCGTGTTGCCCGGATGCAAGAGGAGGTTGCCGCCGAAGTCTATCCGTAGGTAGCTGGTGGCTACGTCCTTGGCGTAAACCAGCGTGGCAATGTCGATCTCTTGGTTCAGGGAGAGGTTTACTCTTGTGAAATCGGCGTAGGTGTACTTGCTGGCTGCATTCTCAGTGATCTTCGTCGTGCCGACTGCAAGATTGGCGATCTTCGCCGTATCGACCGAGAGGTTGGCGATGTGGGCCGATGTGATTGCCGCTGCCCGGATGACGGCGGACTTAATGTAGGTCACACCGCTCACGATCTCGAAAGGATAGGTGGCGGTGCCTCCTCCAGGCGCGGCTACCCCGAACTTATCGGCGACGACAACGAAGTTGCCTGTGGTGCCGTTGTTGTTCTGAGAGAAGCCGGTGATATGGCCGTTCACATTCAGAGACACGCCGTACTTGGCGTTGAGTCCGCCGATGGTAGAGGCGTGGCTCGTGAGGGTACTGGTGTGCCCGCCAACAGTCGTGCTCAAGGACGTGACATTGGCGGAAATCGCCGTATCCGCGTTAGCGCGGGTCGTCGCTTCGGAACTGATCGCCGACGAGATATTCCCGTTTAGGGTTGTCGCGAGAGCGGTGCGGGCTGAGGCTTCTGCCGTGATCGCGCTAATACGCGCGCTCTGTTCTGAGGCGATAGCCGCAGAGGCATTGCCGATAGCAGTATCCAAGGCGGTGAACTTGGCAGCAAGGCTGGTCCCACCACCGATCTGGGTCGTGCTGGTATTCAGGACGAATGCCGTACTCCCGCCGTTCTTCGCTCCAAGCAGGGCGACGGTGTTCGCCAACGCCGTATCCGCGTTAGCGCGGGTCGTCGCTTCGGAACTGATCGCCGACGAGATATTCCCGTTTAGGGTTGTCGCGAGAGCGGTGCGGGCTGAGGCTTCTGCTTCATCCGCACTGATGCGGGCAGTCTTCTCCGAAAGGACAGCCGCGTCGATCTCGCCGCGCAACGTCGCCCCGAGGGCGGTTCTAGCCGTGGCCGCAGCATTGTCTCCGGCGATACGCGCATTGCGCTCATCCGTAATAAGCGCCGCGAGGGCTTCCCCGTCTGGTCCACCTTCTCCGGTCGCGGCCAGCATCGTAAATCGGTCAGCCAAGGACTCATCCGGGCTGACCTTCACGTTGTCCAGATCAAGAACGAAAGCGGTGCCATCGACGGAAGCTGCACCCAAGATAGCGAGTTTCGCTGCGAGGGCGCTGTCCCCGGCAGTACGGGCGGAGGTCTCATCGACAATGAGGGTCTGGAGGGCGCCGTCTGCATTTTCCCGGAGGTCGGCAAGCGCGTCTAGCGCCCCGGACAGGTCTTCGTGGTCCGCAGCGAGCTGGTCCAACTTCCCATCCAGCCATGACCAGGATGTGCCCTGCTCAGTGACCACCTGGACGAGATTGTCGAGGTTGGCCGCATTGAGCCCGATAAGCTCAAGCTGGGCGTGCAGGTTGTCCGTGAGTGGGGAGCCTTGGAACTCCACATCATCCGTCGAAATCGGGAGGGTAGGGCCGCCTGGGCCTCCGCCGCCGAGGTTAACTCCGATGAAGTTGCCGTTGGTGTCCACCCCGATGAGCTTGCCTTTAAGGGCATCCCGTCTCGGGAGGGTGGGGGCCACCTCGCCAACAGGTACGGTGACGGCTCGGGAGGAGAACTCATTAAGAGCGCCTTCCCCGCGATCCAGCGCCTCAGCGGCGATGAACACGGCCTGCGCTGCATTGCGATCCAGGTTGGCCTCGCTGATGACAGCGCCGTCAGAGAAGTTGGCGAGCGGCTTGTCCTTCGGGGTGTCCCGATAGACGACAAGAGTGGTCCCGATAGGGACTGCGGGTGTAACCACCACACTACTGTCGCCCGCCCACTCGAAGGGGACTACGGCGACATTGTCGCTACCATCCACAGTGAACGCTTGTACATGAGAGCGGTCCAAGTAACCCCCATCAAAACTTATATTCCAAGTAATGGTGGAGCCGTCGCCGGGAAACGTATTGATGCTGTATCTGTAATTAGGATCGGCCGTATGGCCAGTGATTGCCACTAGGGCTGCTCCTTTCTGTTATGTGCAGGACGGTACTGAATTTCTTGACTTCGGGAGGGCGGGTGTGCCAGCGGGCGGCAATCACAGGAGAATCCATGATTGCCGCCCTTTTGATGATGCTACCTATTCCTGCTGATATCGCGGAGTTGCGGGAGGCGGGTACGCTGGCCACTTTAAAAGCCTGCGTAGATACGCAGTCTGCGAAGATGCGGGATAGTGGGGCGGACACGGAGAGCATCCTGGATGCCGCCTTAGCCGCCTGTCACATAGTCGTCCGGGATTACCGGGCCACCCTTAATGGGGTAGTTGAGGCCCACTTGCGTAGTGAAGGCGTTAAGGGCCTTGGAGAGGATGGCATCGACATGCTTGCAGATAAGGCGCTAGAGGCGCGCCTTACTGAGCTGCGGCGTGCCCGCTAGTCGGAAGTCAGACCAGTAATAAGCGGCGAGACGTATGGCAGGTTGGCCCCAGGCAAGGCTCTCGCGAGCTTCTTTCCGTCCCCATGTACGCCCTGCCAGATGTCGTCCACTAGACCGACGCCGGGGGCGATGACTCCGCCTACAAGGCTGCCTCGCGTTTGACCGCGCGCACCCACGAAGGGGGCGAGGTCGTCGTCCAGGACGCCCGCAGATGACGCGAAGCCCATACCCACATCAATGATGTCGCCAGCCAGCCCGGACGCCGAGGCGTAGTTCAGGGTCGCGCGGGCGAGGGACAGCGGGGTCAGGTTCCGGTCCACATATTCCTCTCGTTCACTGCGGGACATGCCGAGGGACCGGCTGTGGACACGGGCCATGTGAATAGGGGCGGCAAAGCTCATTGCCCCCATCAGGTACATGAACGACTTGAGGGCACCGTGGTTGTGGACGTTGCGGCCCCACTGCTTTTCGACGGACGTAATCGAGAAGGTGCGGAACTGCGCCAGCATCTTGAGGAAGCCGTCATGGGACCATGCTCCGGTTTCTCCGATGTAGGTTCTCTGGATGATCTGCCCGCTCCCGCGCTCGACGGCGTCCCGGATCGTCATCAGGTCATGACCGGAGATGTCTCCTTTCAGGAGGTCCAGCTCCAGCAGGTTGCCCTTAGCGTCGAACGTGGCGATACGGTCCAAGTTGGCCTTGATGGCCTCTCGCAGCGCAGGCGTGAAGCCCATGTCCGCGAGCGCCCGATCTTCCCGGCCGTCCCTGATATACCCGACTGCCTTGCGGATCACCTGCTCGGCCATCCCACGGGTCTGGACCGCCGTAATCATCCGATGCCCCGATGCGATAGCCTGCATGTGCCCCGCCCCGCGCAGCGCGCGAGACAGAACCCCCAGCCGCTCTTCGCTGTAAAGCTGTACGTCATTGTCCTTGATGTCGAACATGCGCGTGAGCTGGTAGCCATCCAGGCCAATGTGCCCGCCGAGCTGGTCGATGCTTTGCAGGATCGGGTTCTTGGCCTCTTTACCCTTTGCCAGCATTCCGACCTCCCTACGGAGGCGCCCGAAGCTGGCAATCGCACTGAGGGTACGGGATACACCGACCGCTGCCATGGCGTTGCCGTACTCACCCAACTGGGTGATGCCCATTGTGCCGAGCCGGGCTACACTGGTGGCTATGCGGACATTGTCCATAAACCTGTGGTTGTGGTCCCCAAAGGGCGTGTTCAGGAACTCCGCCGCGATCTGGTCGAACGCCTTGAGGTCATCTGGCGTACCCCCCGTGCTCGCAATGGACTTGCGCAGGACGTTGAGGCCCTTCTTGCCCATGATGCCGTACTGGGCCAGCGCTACCTCTCCCGATACCCTGCGGGCATAGGATCGGTACAGGCCGACGACATCATTGACGAACAGGTCTTGCAGTTTCATCCCATCGCCGATGTCGGCCGAGAGGTCGAAGCGGAGGCGCTGCTTGGTATGACTGGCACCGCCGCGACTGTATTTGCCCATCAGCTTCTCGACCTCGTCCTTCGGGAGGTTCATGGCTTCAAGGGCATCCCGGACGATGTCCGCAGCCTCGGGGGAGTGCAGGTTGAAGGGCACTTCATAGGCGCCCTTGGCGCGATCCATACCGATTTCGAGATACTTGGCCGCGAGCTTCTTTGAGAAGGCCGCATCGTAGGACTTGGTCAACTGCTCCCCGTCCTTGACCACAGTGTAATCGTTCAGCTCTGCAAGCTGCTGGGCGAGGATGCGGCGTACCTGTCGCTGTTGCGGGATGGACAGGGCCGTAACCTTCGCAGGGTCCAGTCTATGCGGAATGTACCCGCGACTGTGTGCGCCCAGCCGGGCAGAACCCACAACATCAACATGCTGCTGCTCGACGCGCATCCGGTCCATACCCTGCTCTATCAGGTTTGCCGCCCGGATGACCGCCGGATTGGCATCGCCTGTCCAGCCTTCGGGGGCTGCCCCGCGCGCCTCAATCTCGGCGAAAACCCTGCGGTCAAAGCGCTTGCGGGATTGTCCATCCCACAGGTCGCGGACAAGGCTGGTTCCTTCGCCCTTGCGGAACATGGCGGAGAGCTGGTCGTACTCCACAATCCCGCGCATGTAGGCTCGCTCGCGGGCAATCTGCGCCATGGCAGCCGTGCGGCGCCTGCCACCGGCACCCGTGGTGCTTTCCAGAAGAACCCGGCCAACCGCGCGGGCCACAGGGCTCTCGGACGAAAGAAGACGGAGGCCGGTACTCTCCTGGCCCACCTTGGCGAGCATCGTCTTTAGGGCCTCCGGGTCAATCGGGTTCGCCGCGTCGATAGCCTCGGCTCGCGCGGTGTGTTCGGCGACCAGTCCACGCTCCGCGTCGTCCGCGATCCCGTCCAGCCCATAGCGGGCCGTGACCTCTCCAAGCCGGGCCTTGCGGGCCGTCAGCAGCTCCTCGGGGTTTGAGGACAGAAGCCGCTCCTCGGAGGGCACAGGCGAGAGGGCGATCTCCCAGACATCCTGAGCTTCCGCCCGCTCCAGGCGGGACACCTCTTTGGCGACTGCGGCGCTGTCCGCGCCTTCTCCGAGGTTCGACACAGCCTGGGCCTGCCGCTCAGCGACCCGCACCTTGCCCTGCTCTATCAGGTCTCCAGCGAATGCCTCCAGCTCAGCGGAGGAGGGGCTGGGCGACCGGCCGGCTACACGGTGGAGAGCCGCACCGATACCAAGGCCGACGAGCCCGCTCATGGCGTAGTCCTCGCCCGTGGTGTAGTCCCCGGCGGCGTCCATTGCCGCTGTCATGGCGAGGTTGCCGATTGCACCCTCCGCCGCCGTCCCGATCAGACGGGATGTGACCCCGAAGCCCTGCACGAGCTTCCCCGCGCCAAGGCCCGCGACCCAACCAGCGGGGTCAAGTGCTGCGGCGCCCAGGTCGTAGGCGAGGGGCATACTTGCCGTGGACATCATCTTGTCGCGGATGCGGTCGATCTGGATGCGCTGCTGCCTAGCCAGGAGGTCTTCCCGGCTTGTCGCCTCCCGGAGCATTCCGCGTTCTCGGCTGGTTTCCGCGAAACCCTCTATGTCCTGCCAGTTGCTGGTGTAATAGTCATGGAAGCCAGGCTCTGCCTCCGGGTGCGCACCCTCCAGGGCCCTGATTAGGGAGCCCGCGAAAGTCGATCTCCACACAGCAGACCCGATGCGGTCCATGACGCCGTAGCCGTCGAGTTGCTTCTGTTCCTCAACCGCATCTGCCTCCCGTTTCCGCTCCTGCGAAAGATCGGCGGTCGATCCGGCGCGGGGCCCGGTGAGCACGCCGACTCCGCCTGTGAGGGCAGAAATCCCGGCGGCCCGCTTCTCTGCCTTGGATGGGCCATCCTTGTGGACAGGGCCTACGGGGCGCCGGGCATCTGCCAAGTCAGCAGGATCGGTATTGAGGATTTCCGACATGGACTTCCCCTCGATCCCGCTTCCCAGCTCTGCGAGCATCGCTTGATAGTCACCCCGGCCTGCCGCCGAGCGGAACGCAGGAGAGCTGGTGCCGGTCACGCGGGCGACATAGGCGCTTGTCTCGCTCCCATGGTTGCTGCGGTCGGTGCCTCCGATGTATCCCCGGACGGCGCCCTCCCAAGAGCCGGTACGCTGCATGTCGTCACGCAGGTGGAGGGCGGCAACCTGCGCTGCCGCCTCCTTGCTGCTGTACGCGTCCACGCCGTATTTCTTGAGGAAGGCGTCACGGGTCGACGGTATGATCTGATAGACGGTGCGTGCGCCAGCGGAAGAAATCTGGTCTGCATTCGAGCGTTCGCCCTTGGTGCGGATTGCCCGCATCCCGCCAGGCGGGAGGCCGTACTGCTTTTCAAGCTCAGCCTCGATAAGGTCATAGGTGGGATCATTGTAGGAGTTACCGGAACGGGACGAGCCCCTGCGGTTCTTGGTCATTTAGCGTCCTAGTGATTTGGCGGGATCGGCGCCTGCGGCGACCTCCCTGTTGATGCGAGCAAGGCGCTGTGCGCCGGTTTCGCCCGCGATGCGACGATACGGGTCAATGCCGCTGTAAATACGGCCCGCTGTAGGTGCGGATACCTTGCCGGAAACATGGTCTGTTGCGGCTTGCTGGAACTCGGTGAACGGGATCGTGACAGCGACCTCCCTGGCCTTGCCCTCATCCCATGCGGAGACATACAGAACTGGCTGGTTCTTCTCGTCACGCAGGCGCTGTACCGTGTAGCTGTCGCCCTTGGCCCCGGCCGCGAAGCCAGCCTTGGTCATCCGATTGCCGATCACGGCCGTGACCACTTTATCCGCCTCATCCTCTTGCAGGCCCAGCATCTGTCCTAGCGGGCTGGTCCCAGGTTTGTTACGCCAGGCGAGGGCACCGTACCGCTCCAGCGAGCCGTTCGCCTGGGCTACGGCCGTGGCTCTCTGAACAAGGACGCCCATGGGCTCCGAGGAGTTCTGTGCGAGCACGGCGGCATCGGCCCAGATGGCGTCGTAGACCGTCTGCTGCGATCCCTCGTTCAGGTTCGTTCGGCCGAACGGGTTATACCAGCCGGACTGCATATCCGAGATGGCCACCTTGATCGCTTCCCCGGCTTCCTTGCGGCGCTGCTGAGGCATGGCGATGGTGCTGTACTGAGCGGGGTTCTGGAATGCCCGCTGGAACGAGAGGCTAGGCGCCATGCCGCCCGTCTGGAGGCGGTCAAAGTTGAGCATCTGAGGATACCACTTGCCGTAATAGGCCATAGCGGCTGCGGGATTTTCCTGGTTGAGCTGCTGCCACTGTTGATGGGCCAGCCGGGTTGCCTCCGTGTACTGGTCTCCGATGCTGCCCTCAACGTGGGCCTGGAGTTTGTTGGCAACGGTGGTGCTGGTCCACTTCTCGTTGACGAACGCCCTGACCATGCCGGAGAAGTCTCCACGGGCGTAGTCATTGTTCGCCAGCGTCTCCAGCTCCTTGGCGGAAACCCCGCTCAACATGCCGGTTCTAGGGGCACCCATGGCCCACGCCATTGTGGCGGCGGTCGAAGCTTCGGTGGCGTCCCTAGCCTCCTTATCCAGCTCCCACTGGTGCCGGGTGGCCATATCCTCGATAGTCCAGCGACGGGCCTCCAAGCGGTTTTCTCTGGAGATGACCCCGTCGAGCACGGTCATGCCTTTGGCAACGGCGTCCTCTGCGTCGTACAAGTCTATGTCGAAGCCAGTAACCCGCTTGAGCTTGTCGTTTAGATCTCGCCAACGCTGGATATGGCCCGTAACGCCTCCGGGTACGGAGCGTCCCAGCGCAACCAGCTTGGACTCCGCGTTGAGGGCAGTCAGCTCCTCGGTAAGCTCCGGGGACAGCAGGGCCTGTTTCACGGCCTTGTTGCCGTAGCGGTCGTAGGCGTCTTCCGCCTTCACCCGATCCGCCTCGTCCAGCACGTCGAGAACACCACTCCGTAGAAGTGCGGTAGCCGCGTGGCCCCTGCCGCTCTGGGAGAGGGATTTGACCATGATGCCGAGGGATTTGCGGTAGGTGTCATCATCCATGCCCGCCGGCTTCATGGCAGCAGCCTTGAAGTTACTGGTGGCTTGGGCGAAGGCGGCGCCTCCGTCCTCGTCAAGCGCGGTCTGACGGGCTGCCGCCTCACCGAGCTGCTGATAGAGGTCGGCAGCGGCGCCTAGGTTGGAGGTGAAATTCTGGGTGGCGTTACCCTGCTCCCAGATGTGCCGTTCCTTAGCGATGGTCTGGATGACCGGGCCGGTCGCTTCAAACACCGCAGCTTGTACCATGCTGTCCGTGTATGGATCGCCCGATGACAGCTCCTCGATGCTGTTGGAGACGTATTTCGCAAGCTCGTCCGGTGGGAGCTTCTTGAGGTCATCCTTGGCGGCTAGGGTGTTCGCCCCCCACTCGTTAACCCGGCGCTGCACCGAATAGGTCACAGCGCCTTCAACATAGGCGGACTGCCCGAAAATCTTGGAGAAGCCCCCGCTGGACGCCCTGATCTCATCCCCGGCCTGTCGGCTCATCTGCTCGACCGCACCCCGGATGAACTCCTGCTGCTGGCGGGCCCTGACGTGAGGCTCCATAAGGTCGGCGAAGAAGCCGCCAAGCTCGCCGCCCACTCCGGGAAGGGAAGCCTCCCCGGAGAGAACGCCGCTTTGGCTATTACCGCCTACGATCTGCACCCTGTTGGTATCGCCCTGTGCCGAGGGTGACACGCGCACAGGGGAGGGGCCCTCGGACGCAAAGCTAGTGCGTCCCGGTTGCCGGGTCTCGAAGCCAGAAGGCATTAAGGTTCCTTATTTCAGTAGAGTTGAGCCATAGGAGGCGCGAGGAACGACGATGGTGTCCCGCCCCTCCTTTGGTGCCTCGGCCTTCTGCCGGGCAGCACCCCAGTAGCTACCGCCAGTGCGTTGCCAATCCTTGGCGCCGCCGGCCGCGTTCCTGAGAGAGCCCATGAGGCTGCTGGAGGCGGAGGCGAAATCGCCATTGGCGGCCTGCTGGCCGGCCTCGGCCATGCCGACCACAGCCATACCCGCCTGGGGCCCGCCGAAGGCGGTCGCAGCCGCAGCCATGCCCAGCGTCGATAGCCGGTCGAACAGGCCCATCTTGTGGTGATCCACCAAGGCCGTGTAGTCGATGTCCGCCCGGTAGATGTTGTTATCCAGCCCGGAGATAGCCCCGGACAGGACATCGCCGCGCTGCTCGGACATGGCCCAGTTCTGGCTGTGGAGGCTCCGCTCCTGCTGCTCCGTGGCACGATCCAGGGCAAGCTGCGCCGTCTCGTTATACATCTCCAGAGACGAACCCCCGATGCCAGCGGCAGCCGCCATGGCAGCCACACTGCCCGCCTGCTCCGCCGCAGCGATCCGGGTTTCAAACGCACCCGTGGTCGCGGCATCGAGCGTGCGCGCCAGGTTCTCCGTGATGGTCCCGATGTTCTTGCCAGCGGAGTCCATCGCACGCTTGTTGGAGAGGGACGCTTGGAAGTTCTCTAGCGCCGTCCGCGCAGCGCGAAGCTCGTTGCCGGACTTCTGCGTTATGCGGGCGGCGTCAACCTTGGCTTGCTCCCGGATGTGGATAGCTTCGCCGTAAACGATTTCACCCATTAGGCTCGCCTCGTGGTGTTAAAGTGCTGACCTGTCCATTCGATGGCGGTCACGGTGAGGGGAAGCCACCGTTTGGCGGCGATGGTGTAAGAGCACGCCCGGATTTCTCCGCCGATCCACGCCGACACGCTGGTGGAGACAACCGGCTGCGTCCCGATGACGCTGGCCCCGTTCCCGAGGATGTAGCCCGAGAAGGACAGAACCACCGTGGTGCCCGTGCTATCCCGCTTGCTGATGGTACAGCCTCCGGTATCCGCAACGCTCACCGTCACCTTGCCGAGGGTCATGCGACCCGCGAGGATGGGCCGACCATTTCGATCCAGGGGATACGGATTGGTCGGTGTGACATAGGCCGGGTACTCCACACCAATGTGGCAATGCGTCATCTCGTCGGGGTAGTCGGAGATGAAGCCCGGAAGGTCGGGAAGATAGCAGCCGATGAACCGCCGGGGGCGTCCGCCGTCAATCGCCACGACCACCGCCTGGGCGAACTGCGTGCTGCCATTGATGAAGGTGGTGTCGGACTGGGTGAGGTACTCCCCGAAAGGCCGCAGGCTGTCGGCGTAGGGGCGCCGGCTAAGGACCGTGTCCCGAGTGAACCGCTCGCAGGCGATCCATGTGCGCGCGGTCCCGTCCCTGTCGAGCCCCGTTCGGAGCATGTAGACGAGCACGCCGCCGTGGTGGCGACTGATGCCGACATGGACCCCTAGAGCGGTGTGCCATTCCCAGTGGGACCAGCTATCGAACAGGCGCTCACTTCCGTTGGCGCTGTCGAGGTAGCTGTAGGTGTACACCTTGTTCCTGTCTGTGCTGGTTCGGAGCACAACAAGGTTCGGTGCGGTCATGGCTAGGATTTCGACGGGCAGGCCCTTGAGGTAGGTGTCGAGTGCCTGGGAGGTATTGTAGCTCTCCGGGCTGTCCGCAACCAAGCCCGCCTGAACCTGATGGAGGCTCGTGAGCTTGCTGTCATCCTCGCCGGAATAGCGGCTGTAGAACACGAGATTGCCACTAACCTGCGGGGCAGCGTCCGCGGCGTCCTCATAGGCGGTGACAACCACCACACTAAAATTAAGGGGGGTGGCCGGCTGGCGCCCACTGATGATGAACTCGAACTGCTCGCCGTAGAGGACGAGGTTGCGATCATAGAGTGTGCCGTGCCGGATGACATCGTCCTCCGCGCCAAGCGCGAAACCCTCCAGAGGGTCTGTGTCAACGAGCGTGCCTACCGACCGGCGGAACCAGTTGAGGTAGTCGCTGTTGCGCGACATGAAGATGGTCGCCCCCGAGCCGATAACCAGTCGATCCTGAAACAGGCCCAGATAGGTGATAGCCCGGCCGAAGAACTGTGGAAGGGGACAGGAAAGCTGGTCGCCCACCTCGTTGGCCTCATAGCCGGGGCATTCGACGCCGGAGAGGTTCTGGAGGCCCGAGGGAGAGGACGCCAGATAGAGGGTGCCGTCTTCCACGGTGCCGTGAATGAACACGACATCGGGGGTCATGACATAGCCCGCCGCCTCCCGCCACACGACCTCCGCCCAGCCGGTGCTGACCTTGTCCTTGGCATGGGCTTGCAGGTAGATCGCCGACTTGCTGTCGGTGTTGGGGACGACCTTGACCAGCTTGCCTACGAAGTGCGTCGTGCTGACAAGGTCGATGTTGGACACCTCGTTACCAACTGCGCGCAGCAGCGACCCGTCGCCGCCGTCATCGGAGCTGACCTCGACATATCCGGCATTGTCTATGATGACCGTGCCGTTCACGCGGGAGACCCCGGTGACGCCCTGCGACACAAAGCTGTCCACCAGCTTCTGTGCGATGTTCTCGGGGGTGATGTCCGCAGCAGCGGTGCCGATCCATTTCGTCACCTCGCTGTTATAGGCGTTCACCCGGTCGTTGATCTTCTTCTGGTATTCCTCGTCCAGGGCGGAGAGGTCGCTGGTGTCAAGCAACTCTGGGTAACTGGAGCTAACCGTCTTGTAACTGGCCACCACCTTCGTGCCGGCCCCGGTTGTCAGGGTTGCCGTGAATGTGCGGCTGTAGGCCCCGCCACGAACCCATATGGCCATGCGCTTCTGGTTGTCCGATGAGCCCCACAAGTCCGTCTCGGTATAGGTCGGGATGACGGTGTTTCCGGCCAGGTAGATGAACCGGCCGACATTGACCGCTGCGGATACACCCCCGGAAATCAGGTCGGAGAGTGCGGCGTCCCCGTTATAGACAATCGGCAGGAAAGAGCGGGTGCCCTTGTTGTAGCACCAAGCGAAGGATGCCGCGCCGAGCGAGGCGCCGTCTGCCTTGCTCCGGTAGATCAGGTCGTAGTCCTGACCATCGCAGGTAAAGGGGAAGACCTTGTGGAAAGCCGTGTCGCCTACGAGGTCCGCAAAGGGGACGCCGGGCGCTGTGATCTTCTCAGCCTGTAGGACGCTACCGTGGCGGCGGGCGAGGCCCCGGACGGGGTCACTCACCATGTTAACTTGGGCGTGGTGTTGCCCGGATCGCCGGTCCTGTGGAACCTGCTCGGATACACCGCGCACAACGCTCTCATAGGAGCCAGCTAGTTTAGTCATTCGAGTCCATCGGCATAGGGGCTCTGAGGAGCCCTGCTCGCCCTCACGGTCGCATTGCGCAGGAGGTTCGCGTTCTGGTTGCGGGTATGCTCAGCGTTGAGCATGATGAGGGCTTCCCTCTTGAGGGCCTGCACAGCCGCGTACTTGTCCTGGTCCGCGTCGTAGGACTTCATGAAGTCCAGTTGGGCGGAGTACGAAACAAGAAGCTGGGCGGGGGCAGGCAGCTCTTCAAAGGGGAGGAGCCGCACCAGCCAGCAGGTTACTGGCCGGGTGAATTTATACTTGTCTACAGAAGCGCGCGCATAAGGCTGATAGAGCCTGCGGCCTCGCTGGACATAATGCAGAGTCGTCTTGGTGGGGTCGACCCGGATGGTGTCGTTGGGAAGCCAGATGGCGCCGTTGTCATCTGGCGAGAGCGTCACCAGCTCCTTGTTGAACCACCACGCCTTTGCCTGCTCCCGAGAGTTGGCCGTGCCGATCATGCGAACGGCAGCGCCGACGAGCGGGTGCCCGCTGCTAAGATCGTTTACGGGGGTTTCTCCCAGAGCGGCGAGCATGTCGTTGACGACATCGAGCTTGGATAGGAAGGTCACTTATTCTCCGAACGCGAAAAGCCCCCTCGCCAGTTAAGGGAGGGGGCTGAGGTTCCGTTGATTACGGGAGGAGGATCGCGCCTGCGTACTCCGCGCGGTCGCCCGTCACGCCGTAGGCGACGTGGCTGTCGATGACCCACATCTTGTACAGGTCACTCCACCAGACCTTGCTGGTCAGGGGGATCGTCTCGCCGGCCAGCAGCGCCTTGGGCGCCATTGCGATGCCCACGAGCTTGGTGAAGTCACCGTCATAGGCGTTGCCATTGTCCGCATTGGACAGGTGGTGGCCGGAGATGACCGTGTTCGGGACGTTGTTGCTCGACGTGACCGGGCAGCCGTAAGCCTTGAAGATCGGGATGTTCTCCAGCTTGGTGCCGTTCGCCGTCAGGTAGGTGCCGTTGATGATCTGCTCGGCATCCTGGAGGATGTAGAACTGCTCCGGTCGGAAGCAGAGCATCACATCGTCCTCGGCCGGGACCACGTCCTTGCCCTCCATCGTCACGAACAGGTCGCGGATCGCGGCCATGAGCTTCGCCGGGTCCGTCTTGTCGCCAGCGGCGGACAGCGCCTTGACCGAGCCGCCCTTGAAGCCGGCGGGCTTGCCGGACACCGAGCTGTAGGTGCTGTTCGTGACCTGGGCGATCTTCGCGGCCTGGATGAAGTACGACTGGTCCATGAACTTGGCCATGGCCCGGCCGTCTTCGACGCCCAGTTCGGTGCGCGTGTCGTAGGAAGTCTGGAAGTCCTCCAGCAGGGGGACCATGTGGCGCTGGAGAACCACGGTGTCGACCGTGAGGGTGTTCTTGCCAACGTCATTCTTGGTGGCCGGGGGAGCCTCGCCGACGACCAGCTTCTGGACCGTGCTCTCGCCGAAGGCGAAGGAGCCGATCTTGTTCGTGCCGCGAACCGGGCGGACAGGCACAAAGCCATGGAGTTTCGACTTGCGAGCGATGGTGTGCTCAACCGCCTGGTTGTACTCGGTAACAGCGGTCGCATTGATGTCGCCGGTCTGATCGAGCTGGCCGGGACGCGTAATATTGGACGCGGCAATCGTGCCGTCGTCGTTAAACAGTGCCATTTATGTAGTTAGTCCTTGATGCGCTCAGCGGCGCAGGCGGGCTCGAAGCGCCGCATATTCCTGAGAAGTCTCGAACTCCCGGCCGAGGCGGTTACGAAGCGCTTGGACTTCGGAAGCGTACTCGCGGGGTGAGAGCGCACCATTGGCCGAGGGGTTGCCTCCAGCCATGTTACGAAGAGGGTTTGCAGGGTTGACGATCGTGCCCTGTGCCTCGCTATAGGCAACGCGCATGGCCATCACCGCAATACGCGCAGAGATGGGGCCATCGTCGAACATCTTGTTGATAGCGGCTTTCTCGTCGGGATCGGCGTTAGCCACCGACCATTCCTGGATAGCCTTCCAAGCGTCCTCGCCCCCGGCTGCCTGCACGGCGGCGGAGGTGACTGCGGCATCCCGCTCATCTCGGGCGGCCTTGGCGCGTTCGTCTGCGGCTTTTGCCAAAGCGACGTGCTTCTCCCATCCGGCGGCCTTGTCGCCAAGGGAGGCCAGATGCGCCTCCATGAGCGTATAGTCGCCCTGCATGGCAGCCTTCATGGCCGGATGATCTACGCCGATGCCCAGCCCACCGACAAAGGCGAGGGCGAGGTCTAGCCCCGGATCGCCGGTCTCTTCATACTGGATGGCGGGGGCGTCGGCTGCGGGCTCCTCCGGGGAGGGCGCCGGTGCGGGTGCCGGGTTTGCTGGGGCAGCGTTCGCAATGGCCGGGGCGGCGGGCGGGGTATCAGGAGCCGGGGCGACTCCCTGTGCGGGCTCCTCGGTGGAACCCGTTTCAACGGTCATTCAGTAGGTTGTCCTTGTGGTTGTTTCGCCGCTACGTCTAGGGCGGTCTGCGCGGCAGCGGCCTGAGCCTGCTGTTCCTGGGCGGCCCGCTGTTCCTGGGCGCGCTTCTCGGGAGACTTGACGTACTTGTTTCCTGGGATGCCCCGCGCAGTGGCGAGGTCCGTGGAAATGACATCCAGCTCCAGCGTGGCCAGGAGTTCCGGGGGTAGCGTGGCGAGTGCGCCGAGGTCTCCAAGGAACAGCTTTAGGTTCTCAAGGTCGCCGTTGCGGCTTAGGGCGTCCAAGCCTGTGATAACGGTGGGCTCAAAGCCGGCGCCGTGCGTGTTGATGCTAACGCTGGCGAGGAGCCAGTGAGCGAGCGGGGTTTGCAGGTCCACCGCCATGCGGCTGTATGCGCCGCCTAGGGCAGTCTCCAGCTCATCGACGATGAGGCGGATTTCCTCGGCGGTGACACGCTCGGCCTGCCTGATCTGGTTTGCACCTAGCAGGAAGCCTCGGCCGATCCGGTTGATGTACTCGGCTGCCATGTTCATGGTGATCTGGAGGTCGGCCGACTTGCCGGAGGTCACGAGCGTGATATCGCCCTCGACCCCAGGGATCGCCGCGCCGTTCTCAGACTGCTCGAAATCCTCGGGCCGGGTCATGCCAGCCGGGTTGACCAGCCAGCGGAACTGCGAACAGAGGATGGCCCCCTGCACCTGTGCGAGGCTCAGCGTGGAGAGGCCGGAGAAATCTCTGGCATAGTCCTCGACGAGGCCGGTGCCGTAGTGCTGGCCGTCCGCCAAATCCCATGTCAGGACGCGGAAGGGGAGCTTGTCCTCGGGCCACTTTCCGTTGAACGCCTTGGGGAGCTGGTCGGTGTCCACCCACTGGGTAAGGTGGTAGTCGCCCCGCGCGTCCCGCTTGATCCACTTGAAGAGAGTGACTTCCTTGTCGCTCATGTGGCGGCTTCGGGTTGCCTCCTGCACAGCAGGGTCCAACTCGTCGAACACCACGCGGTCGGCGATAAGGATTTCGAGCACCTTGCCGGAGAGGCTGCGGCGAACCACATACTTCTTGATGCCGAGCACCCGGAGAGTGTCGTCGGACAGGTCCAGCAGGACGTTGCCCGTGATGATGAGGTGCTTGATCGTTTCGTAGAGTTTCGGCCGGAGAGCCTTGCTGTCTAGCAGCTTGACCGCCGCCTTCTCGCCTTGGGCGAGCATGTTGGCGATTTCGCTTTCGCTGATGCGAAGCTCCCCCAGCTTCCTCGCCATTTCCTTGGAAGGGTCCAGACGGAAGAAGGGGCGGGAAGGGGCGAACTGCGCCAGCATGATCTTGTTGGACAGGTGGTTGACCGCCTGTGCGCCTACCGCCTGATAGTCGTGCGCCAGCTCTTGGCCGTTCTGGTCGAACGAGTCCTCTGGGCATATCTTCGGCAGGGTGTATTTGGCGTAGGTCTCGCAGCGAGAAATAAATCCGCCACGGCCGGTAGTCAGTTGGTTCCATCTGCCCTGTGCTGTTGAAGCCTGGGCTATGGTGGGTACTCGCTAAATCTTGAGCCCGCTGGACTGTGCTTGCGGGCTGAACTTCGCTCGGGTGGTGCGCCGGCGGTTAGTGGCCGGGTCGATAGAGGCCGCGTCGGTTCCGGCGGCCAGCTTCACATCCACGGCGCTTTGCGGCTTGCTCAGAAGCTCGGAGGCAGCTTGTGCTGCCTTCTCCTGAGCGAGCATGGTTTCGGTTGTCTTCTGCGCGGCCTGGACGCCGTAGCGATCAGACTGGGCCTGCTGTTTGGCCGCAGCAATCGTAGCTTCGGCATTGGCCCTTGCGGCCTTGGTAGCAGGCCCCGCACCGAAGATGTCTAGGATAAATCCCATTAGATCACCTTGGCTAAGGAGGCCCCCTCTTGGGAGAACCCCGCATTGGTATAGAGCCGGGCAAGGGCTCGATCATTGAAGGAAAGGGCGGTCCCCGCCACAATCATGACGGCACCGCTCTCCTTGGCTTTGCGGCTAAGGAACTCGACTACGCCGGCAAATCTGCCCGCACGGTCCAGCCGGCACACCATGACCTCAGCTAAGACAGGGAGGCGGGAGTATGACGGAACGACAATATCGTACACGACGAGAAAGCCGTCCACGATGTACGATGTATCCCTAGAGCGCACCATGTCCATAACTCTGTCCATGTCTACAAGATGCAGCCATAGTTTTCTGGATCGTGTTTTGGCCCGCTCTAGGGCACCCGTTAGAATTTCTCGGATGAATGGCTCATCCTTGGTTTCTACTCTACGCGTCAACCACGAAGCCATCGCGCAGGGCTTTCAAGACCTTCTGTACTCCCAACATCTCGCCGGCCATGAGGTCGGTTGTTTTATCCGAGATATGGATAGTAGAGTTGATCTTGGTTTCTAACTCTTTGTAAGCTGTAGGTGACATCCTATGGAACACCACCTGGGTATCTCTGGTCAATAGATGCTCCTTGTGCAGGACGGTACTAAAATCGACCTCATGAGAAGAAATAAGGGGACTGGAGGACCAGCCTTAAATCCAAGGAGCCCTTGCCAGGCTGATCGGGCAAGCCGTACTCGGCGGCGAATGCTTCCAGCGGACTATGGCTTTCGTACATCGAAACGAAAACTTCTCGGATAATCCGGTAAAGCCTTCCGGCCTTGGCCGCGTGCGTCCCGTAGTCGTCGTGGATCATGGCCAGATGCAGCCCCTCATAGGCGGCGATCACCGTGACCAGTGCCAGGTGGCTGGCGTCCAGGCTATGGACGAAGTTGGGAGCTATCCCGTTACGGTGGCGGCGCTTGTCGGGGGTGTCATTATCGGTCGTCACCCGTATCTTGGCGTTGCCACAGAGCTTGGTGTTGATCCGGTGGACCTCCTGCTCCTGATACCACTGTGAGACGGGGAAGCCAGAAGGCGTGATCCATCGAATGACTCGGGCCCCGTCCTTTAGGATTTGCTTGGAGCATTCCTGTAGGTAGCTCATCGCCTCTCGCGCCTTGACGACAACCTCGGAGATGCTGTCCCATACGAAGTGGGAGAGGTAGCGGGCTGCCGCTGCGTAGTCCGCCTTTTCAAACTCGGGCACCTTGCCGCACTTGAGGTAGTCGTCCACGATGAAATCCGCGCAGGAGAAGCGGGTGGACCCGTAGGGCAGCGTCATGACGCTGCGCTTGACGAGGCTGCGGTTGATCCCGTGCTTGAGCCAGATGGTCCGGTAGTTATTCTCTCGGATGATCCGACCGCGCTCCTTGGAGGCTTCCTCGGAGCCACCGTCAGGAGGTAGATCCACCGGGGCGACCTGTCGCAACTTATGCTCAGCGACATCGGCCACCATCTGGTAGATGTCGTTGGGCAGTGTGGCCGGGATCAGGTTGGTCGCCCTGCCTCCGACCTCGTCCCGCAGCATGGCCGAGAAATTTTGCAGCCCGTTGCAGCTTCCGTCCATGCCGACGGGGATGCGGCTAACGAAGTCATGCGGAGAGTTTTGCCAGTCCGCATACTCGAATGCCCATGCGAGAAACTGGAGCGGGCAGTCCGCCTCAGTCCAAGCAGAGTTTGCCACAGGATCATCCGCGAAAGACATGATCTGCTGCTGGTGGTCCTTAACCCATTTAACGCGGTCATCCAGGCTCGCTTTGTCGTACCCCCACTTGTTCGCCCCATGAATACAGAACCAGTGTTCCGCCTCTGGGGTGTCCAACGGCATACCCTTCGCGAAGCGAAGCAGCGCCTTCTGCATGTCGCTGCCTTGCGGAGACACACCTGTCGTCTGGGCATATAAGCGTCCACGGAAGTCCGCGAAGTAGACGAAGTAGATCGAAGGAAATTCCCGGAACCTCTCGGCCACAGTGGTCGCAGTATAAAAGCGGCCATATTTGGTCCCGCGCAGCTTCATCTGCGTGAACCACTCGGCCTTCTGTCTCTTCCAGTGAATAAACTCCTCTTGTTGACTGGGGGACATATCGGCCACCTTGAGGTCGCCAATCAGCCAGTCCGGTTTGTCCGGCATCGGATGCTCGGCCTGGGACAGGATTTCCTCCATGTCGAAGTGCCGGGCCACCCGCCGTATAGCATCCAGCATCCTCCCGTTGATCTGCCAGGGAACCGCCTGGAGTGCATTGATCGCGCCCAGCGGGGTGGACAGGTCATGATCGTCGAAACTGGACCAGTCCCCGTGGGAGCGCACCGCAAAGGGGTGTAGCCGGCGCATCTCCGGGGTGTGGAAGCCGCCCTCCCTGATAGACACCCAGTCGCGCGGTGGCTCCACGCAGGGGAGGAAGTAGGGCGTCGTCTCGATGACGTGCCCTTTGATCTGGTCAACTAGGGCGAGCACCCCGGCGGCCAGCTTGATCTCGATGCCGTTGCGGACCCTACTGGCGCGGCCGGCTACCTCGGTCGTGCGTAGGGTCTCCACCATGTCCAATTGCTCTAGCTGTTCGACGAGGTAGCCACCAACCTGCTGGACCCCACCAGCCCCCCACTCCGGGAAGGGTACGCCCGCTTCCTTGGCCTGCATCTTGAACACTGTCATCCGGTGGCGCTCGCTTTTGGACATGCGGCGGCCCAGGTCATTGACCAGCGTGTAAAAGAGGTCCGGCTCGGCGGCCTCAAAGAGGCTCAGCAGAAGCTCGTGGTACACAGCCTTGCCCACCTGGGTCATAACCGAGCGAACATTGGCGAGCTTGACGGTGTCATCTTGGCGCTGGTTCTCGCAATCCATCAAAGCGTTCAGCGTGTTCCGCACAGCCAGGAAGGCGACTGCCTCCGGGTCCATGTGCTCAAGGAGAACCGTGTGCGCCTGCCTGCGGCCGGGCCTTTTGGTCTTAACATCCTCGCGGATAATCTCTGCGAGGGGCAGAATGAAGCGGCGGTAGATCGCCTGGGCGTAAGGGTTGTTATTCGCCCTGCCTGCATCTTCATTCCGGGCCATCATCCGCTCGGAGCGGGCGCGGCCAAACGCATACATTTCTTTTTCGAGTTCAACTTGGGTAAGCAATTACACCTGGGCAGTCAGAGGATGGTTAGGCGGCGAGCTTGTCCGGCTCGACTTTGTCGAAGCGGATGCCCTTGAAGCGGGGCTCCCGGAGGAGGCCGTCGCTGGAGTAGTCCATGGCCTCGACCTCGACGATCCTGCCCACGAACTGAGTGGGGTCTTCTCGCTCAGCGTCAGTGAAGCCAGTGCCCACACTCATGAGCTTGCCGTTGAACATCACGGAAATTGCCCCCATGCGGCCAGCGTGCTTGCCCTTGCCCCCGGCCCAGCCGGTGCACGCGAGGTCGAAGCTGAGCACCCGCTTGAGCTTCACGATCTCCCCGGTGGTGCCCCGGCCGGCCTCCCACGTGCCCTCGGGATCGCGCAGGATCAGGCCGTCGAAACCGCCCATCTCGACCAGCTCGTTGCACAGGGCCTGGGGAGCCCCGTAGGAGCCCGGTGGATAGGCCGTGGCCCACGACACCCGCTCGGGCAGCCTGCTCAGCAGGCGCGTCTTGCGGTGCCTGTAAAAAAAACACGACCGTCCCGCACTGAACTCGGCCAGGGTGAGCACGTCACTCAGGATGAACAGCAGCTTGTCGGACGGCTGGAGCCGCCGGAACTCCCCGCTGATGGCGGAAAACTGGTCCTTGCCGGGCCACCACGCCTCTCCGATGAGCACCAGCCCGCCGAAATCCCGGATGTCATCCCGCAGGCTCTCGGCAAGCTCTGCGGCCACACCGTTGAGGGATGGGTAAGTCTCCCCGGTGCGGGACTGGCAGAGGAAGGCGCCCTGGGCATAGAGGGTGATGACCGCACAGCATCCATCGTACTTGTGTTGGGCTTCGAAGGTTTCCCCGTACTCCTCCAAGGTCTTGCGGTGCGTTTTCTTGACCGCACCCATGTTGACCGCCTTCTGGATAATATAGTCAGCCATGCTTCCTTGTCCTCTTGTGCAGGATGGTTGATGTCAGGGAGCCAAGTCCCGAGCCGATGCCGATTGGCACAATGACCCAGCCCCACCCGTTGTGGGCTACGTTCGCCACCACGAATACTTCGCAGGCAGCCATCGCGAATGAGGTTGGGACGATCCACCAGAGCTGGTAGTGGACTACGTTGAGCTGTTGCCACGACTTCAAGAAGATGAACATGAAGCTCGTGACAAAGCACAGTATGAAAGCGATCACTTGCCTTCGGCCTTCAATCGCTTGTCAACTAGCGTGGCGTAGCCGGCGATGTCATGCCAACTATCCGAGTAATCAGGATCACCATTGAGGATGCGCCCGATCTTGTTGAAGATGATGGACAAGCCCTCCTTCTGATCGGGGGCCATGGTGTGCCAGTTGGGCGAGCTGCGGGCGATATCCGCCATCCCCTGCGCATAGACGGCCTGGTCCTTGAACTCGCCGTAGCGCTTGCCGCGTTCGCCCAAGGTTGCGTCGACCCCCGTGCCCTTGGGGAAGATGTGGGGGAGGGTGGTGGTGCCCGGTATGGGCAGGTTGAGGTCAGGCGACTCAGGCGGGCCCTTCGGCCACTGGTAGAAGCGGCCATCCGGGGTAGCGACCAGAATGCCGCTTTCCTGGTCATTCCCCGACATGGTCGAGCTGGATCGTGAAGTTGTCATAGAGAGTGAGCCTGTTGTCAGAACGCTCGACGTGAAAGCCCATCCACTGGGCAGGCACGGAGCTGTAGCCAGCGATCCCGCTGTATTCCTCGCCGCCTGCGGTCGCACCGAAGAAGGCGCCGTTGACCACCATCTGCCCGCTGTTGAAGCTGGTGACGGTGTGCTTGTCTCCCATCCGAAAATAGGTGATGTGCTTCTTTTCTTGCTCGGCGCGACGGACCTTGTGGGCCTTCATGGCGCTCTCGGTCACGGCAACGCCTACACCGTGCTCGTACAGGCAGTGCTGCCCGTAGAAGTCGATCACCGCATAGCTGCCCTCGGGGATGGTCCAGCGGATGTTCGTATAGCCGGCGCGGTCACACAGCAGCTCCAGGCACTTGTATAGCGGCCAGCTAAGCTGCTGCTTGCCGGGCTGGAACATGCTGATGCCGTGGTCGTCCCAGTCGTGGTTGCCGGTGATCCCGACAATATCGAGCTGGATGCCCAAGCGGGCCAGCGGCTCCACGATAAACTCAAAGATGCTCGCCATGGCGTCGTAGATTTGCTCGGCCGTGCCGGTGTCGGTCGCGCGCGCGCTGTTCTTGTGCTTCTTGTCGCTCTCGATGATGTCGCCGAGCAGGCTAAGCACGATGCGCTCCACCCGATATCCCACGGACGCCTTCTGCTCGATCTGGAACAGGATCGACTTGCCCATGGCGAACAGGCGCTTGCGGGCAATCAGGGTGTTGTAGCCGGGGGCCAACTTGCCGATCTGCAAGTCACTCAGCAGGACTTCTACAGTGACCGGCTTGCCAACCTGCCCGCCGATGAAGGGGCGATAGTCAATCGGAGGCCGCTCCGGCATCTCCGTGGCGATACGGACAACCGCGTCGGTGAACGCCTCCTTGGTGCCAACCGCGTCCGCGAGCGCCCGGTTGTCCCGGCGCAGGCGATTGTTCTCGGTCATGGCGTTGCGGCTGCGGACCAGCTCCTTCGCCCGGTCGTAGCTGTCGCTGATGTCCGTATGGTCCAGCTCGTTGAGCCAGCGGCGGAGCAACTGGTGGTTCACCTGCCCCTTGCCCAGCTTGGACAGGGCGCGGGCGGCGGGAGTGATCTTGCCCCCGCTCTCTTCTAGTGCCGCCTTGATCTCCTCAAGGGAGAACGGGCGGGTAATGATCTTAGCTATGCTCGTACTGCCTTCTTCTTGGCGCGAGCGAGAACTGCCTTCTTGTTGCGGGCAATCCGCTTCTCGTCGTCTGTCTTGTGCGTGGGGTGAATAAGCCCCGTGATGTTCGTTGAGTGCTTCTGGAGGTAGCTGGCGGCCCCATGGAGGAAGGCCGACAAGTTCTTGACCCCGAACCGTGCCGAGTTGTTCTCCACCTTGCCGAGGAGTGCGTTGCAGCTACGATGCAGCGTGCCGCGCACAGCCCCGGTGGTGTGGCAATGGTCTAGGACTGGGTCTTTGGATACGCCGGGTCCGCCGCAGAGGGCGCAGACGTTATGCTGCGATGCGATCTGGGCATTGCGTATCGTTGCTACTTCCCGCGTTGTTAAGCGCCGTCCGTGCAAGGGTTACTCGTTCCTTTAGCCGCTGAGCGGCGTCATAGATTTCAGAGGGCCACGGGATGACACTGTGGCCCTTATGGTCGGCGAAGTCGGTGATGGATGCGTGCAGGTCACAGCGCATCCACATCAGGGCGGCCTGTTCCGCGAGGCGATCAGCCCACTCGGTCAGCGCGGGCGAGCGATCCTGCGGCCACTTGGCCGTCCGGTGGTAGTTCTCGAAGTACAGGCGGCAGACCCGTTCGGCTGCACTGGCCACATCCGGCATCCGCTCCAGCAGGTCTGCGGCCCCCTTCTCCCCGATCTTCTTGTAAACCGGGTTGTCTCGGGTGTCGTAATCCCTGCGCTCCGGCAGGCCGGGGCAGTTATCCGCCGCGTCTCCCATGAGGAGCTGCATGAAGAAGAACTTGAGACCGTATTGCTTGCCCGGCTTCATGATGGCCGCGCCGTTCTTGCGACCGGGATAGGGCTCGCCCACCACATCGTAGGCGCCGGGGAGAACCCGGACTAGCTCGCGGGTTTGCCAATCGACATGGAGGCCGGGCAACATGCGGAGGTCTTTGTCCGCTGTTGCAATAGCGATGTATCCAGGCTGCTTGCCTACGCCAAAATGAGCGCAAGCAGCAATACCATCGTCGGCTTCACGGGTGGGCCAGGTCTTGGATCGGAACAGCGCCCCGCTGTACTCCATGAGGTATTTCTGGAGAAAGGCGTGGTTCTTGGGCTTACGTCCGGTATCCCGCTGGCCCTGATAGGGTTTGACGGTTGCGATGAGATAGCGTTCGCCCTTCTGACATCCGGGGGCCGTGTTGTGGACAACGACCGAGGTCGCCCCGGCCTTTGCTCGGAAGGCTTCGATCAGATTGTTGGCGTTAAGACGGGCCTCGCCGGGCTCCGTCTCGTCGTTACCGCTGGCGAAGTAGGCGAGGTAATCCCCGTCAACATGCAGCTCCAGGCCGGGAACCTCTGGGGTAGGGGCCTCGAACTGGGGAGCGGCTGCCGCTGCTGCGGCGATAGCGTCCTCGTACATGGGCATCTCCTTAAATGCGAAAGGCCCCGCGCATTGGCAGGGCCTCCCGGCAGTTGTTCGTGTTCAGGTCGTGGAGTGCGGCTAGTAACCCACCGCTTCCCCGAAGGCGCATGATGGGAATGCCTCTGGGAAGAACAGGTCCACAGGCTTGCCTTGGTAGGTTGCTTTCCTCACCCACCCGTGTTGCCGCCCGATAACAAACCCGCTGGCCTTTAGCGCGGCCAAGAGCCCGGAGATGTCTATCTCGTCCACCTGCCGTATGCAGTAGAACAAGAGGTCACAGTCTTTCCGCGAACCTTCCTTGTACAGAAGCCCGCCAGTGAGGGCGACGTGGCATCCGAAATCCGGGCACATGGGCTCTACCAGTCGGCACAGCTCCACTGCCTCCAATTGGGACCACTCAGGCATCAGTCGTCGGCCCGAAGGTCATGAGGAGTTCACCCGATACGCCCGAAGAGATGCGCACATGGTCGTTCTCCATCTTGACGTTGGAGTTATGAGGCCACGGGATCGTCATGACCTTCTCGATGCTGTGGACATAGCACTCAAGGCCACGTCGCCTGTGGGCGATCACGGAGACATCCCCGATGTCCGCTTGCAGGCGATGATTGAAGCCGCGCCACTTGGACCCCTCCGGCATAGCCAGCGTGAGGTTGGGGATCACTTCTTGGCCTTGGCTTCAACCGAGAGCGTGAGGAGGCGGATCACAATATCCAGAACCTCGGTAGCATTGGCCGGGCGGCCATCGTAGCGCTGGTTGAGGCGCTTGGCCTGCTCCAGCAGGACTTCCACGGTGTCCATCACACACCCGCCAGCGGGTCAGCCGCAGCGCCAGCATCGGCATCCTTGGCCGCTTCCTGGTTGGCCTCGGAACGCTCGGGCGTCTCGGCGGCGCCCACATCGGGCTCCCCGCCGGCCAGCAGGATTTCCGCCAGGGGAGAGTCCGCGAAGTTCCTGGCGGTCCTGATGCGGTTCTGCATCCAGTTCTTGGATGCGCCGGCCCGGATCACCTTGCCGTCCTTGTCCGTCACGTCATCCCAGGTGCCGTCGATGAACAGGCTATCCCACATATCCTTGGTCGCGAAGTTCCAGAGGAAGCACTTGATCGGGCTGAGAAGCGGGTCGGCCGTGACCCGGATTTGCGTCTCATCCCCCGTCTCCGGGTTGATGTTGACGCTAAAGGGCGGGCGAATGCTCAGGCCGTCCTCATTATAGAGGTTGGCATAGGTCCGCTTCTCCGTGCCTTCTCCCGACTCCTTGTGGAAGACCGTGCCGAGGAAGTCCTGCCCGAGGAACTGGGCGAAGTGGGTGGCCTTGCCGTCATGGTTGAGGCGCTTGAACAGCTTGTAGAAGCGGGCCTTCTCATTGAGGCTGAGGGGAAGGGTCAGGCTCATGGTGAGCGGAACCTTCCGGCCCTCGATCTCGATGGGCGGGTGCTTGGGGCCGCTCAGCTCGAAGTTGAGGAACACCAGCTCCTTCTCCTTCTCCTGACCCTTGGGGCCATCCACATGGCGGCCCAGCTCGATATACTGGAACAGACGCAGGCGGGTCATGCCGGCCACCGGCAAGACACGTTCCCCGCCACCACCCTTGGTGGCCTCATTCATGTTGGGGCCCTGCGCGGCTGCCGCTGCGATTGCCTCTTGGACGTTAAACATAGGTTCCTCCTAAGCTGCGAGGGCCTGCGGCCGCTCAAAGCTGGGTTGGTAATTGTTGATGAAATGTGTGCGGATAGAGGCCCGCCAAACCTTGACGCGCTCCTGAAAGCCCTCCGGCGGCGCCTCGTGGTCCATCATGTTGGGACCGTATTCCGTGTCGGTCGGCACGGGGACCGGGATCGTCCAGCCGAAGTACCACTCCATGAAGGTGCTTGCTTCCTCCATGGCGGCGTGGAGGGCGGCAGCAGCTTCCATGACCACGTCCTTATGGGCGTCGGCATAGAGGGCATCGTGAACCTGGTTGACCAGCAATGCGCGGCCAGCCCAGTTCTTCATCTTGTAATACACCCGGATCGCCAGCCACATGGCCGCCTTGGCCCATTCCCCGCCCGTGCCCTGGACGGGGTAGTTCTTGATTTCGGTGGGGCTAAAGGACGTGGAGCGCTCTCCGCGCTTGGCGAGCCATTCCGGGGCAGCGCCCTCGCGCCACTTGTACAGCTTGCCGTCCGGCGTGCGCCACGTCCCCTCACGGGGGTTGCAGTCTAGGCCGGGTATCTGCGGGTGATTGAAGTGGATGCCGGTTGGTTTGCTGGCTGCCTTGATCTGGTCGGTCAGCCAAGCGAAGAAGGGCTCTATCTCCGGGTAGCGCTCGTTCTCAGCGGCGATCAGGGCGTTGACCGTGTCTAGCGGGATGCCCGTTCCTTCGCTGATTGTTCCAGCCCCCGCACCATAGGCCCGGCGGAAAGAGAACACCTTGGCGTCCGTGCGCCGATCATCCCACTCGGGGATCTTCTGCACCTTGCAGAGGTCAACCGCCTCTTCATAGGCGATGTTGAAGGTTTGACCGACACGAACGCAGTGCATGTCCAAGCCTGCCTGCAAGTCCGCGATAAGTTGCTTGCACTTGGTCAGGATCGCCTGAACGTAAACCTCCAGACTCTTGAAATCCGACTGGATCACGGAGCCGTCTTCGCCGAAGCGGGAGACGAACACCGTCTTGACCTCGGACTTGTTACCCTTGGGGATGTTCTGGAGGTTGGGATTGGAGGAGCTGAACCGGGCCGTCACCGTCGAACAGTGGTTGAGCATGTGGTGGATGATGCCGTCCGCCTGAACCAGCGTAAGCATTCCCTTGCTCTCCCCGGTGTCGGGGTCGGTAACGATATAGTAGGTGGTCAAGTCCTTGGTCAGCGCTGTGACCTTGCTCAGGCTCTTGAGGAACGGAATGTTCCTGTTGCCCAGCGCCTCGATAACCTCGGCACTCGTGGACCATACGCCCTCGGTGGCGCCCTTCCATTTGTCGGACGGCTCCGTGATCCGGGGGAAGGTGTAAGGCACATCCTGAATGGCTCCCTTGGGCTTATCCAGATTGGGCACCTTGACCTTCTTGGTCTTGACCTCCCCAGCGTTCTTTCCGCTGGCGTAGCGGACGGGTGCAGGCGGCTCGGTAGCCCCTTCTGTCCCTATGTCGAACGCCTCCTGCCATGTGGCGTACTGATCCACCTCGCAGGTGCCGCCATCGGACAAGAGGACATGAACCTCGTCCTTCATGGCGTATTGCATCTGCCCATCCTCGGTGAGATGCGGCAGCCACTTCTTGTACAGGACGGTGCCGCCGAAGATGATAGCGGACTTCTGCTTGCCGCTATTCCAGTTGAAATCGAACGGCAAATCCTCGGGGAGGTAGGAGGCCAGCTCAAGGGACAGGGTAGCCAGACGCTGTTCCAGCTCGGCTGCAAGCTCGACGCCCTTGGCCTTGTCCACGGCCATGCCGTTGCGCTCCATCTCTATGGTGCAGAGGAGCGATCCCATGTTCATGTAGATGGATTTGAGCTGGCCGCAGGAACGTGCCCGCTCAAGCTGGCCAAGGAAGATCAGCTCGGTATTGCCGATGTCTCCGTGCTCACCTTCCCATATCTGCTGCTCACGATCCCAGCGGCGGGTGCCACACAGGTAGCGCCGGAGGAGGCCGGGGTCGATGTCCTCGGTGGGCACGCCATCAGCCCACAGGGCCTTGACCTCGTCGAACTTGATGTTGCCTCCATAGCGAGGCGCCATCTCATCCATGGACAGCATCTGGTTGGCCTGGTCCATGCCCTCCAGAAGATACTCCGCGAGCTGGCAGTCCCAGACGAGCCCGCCGGCTGCGACCCAGTCCATCCAGGCTGAGAGGTTGCGATCCGGGTCGTTGCTCGGGTGCCGATTGGCGAGGGCGTAGAGGAGGTCGAACTTGATGTTGACGCCAACCAGCACCTTGGTGTCCGCGAGGAGCTTCGTGAACCAGTCGGCGGGGCGGGGCGCCTTGCCGTAATACTCGCCCACCACCGGGCCGCCCTTGCGCTGGTAGCCCTGCATGACCACGAAATTCTCCGGGTCGAAGGGGTTGGCCTTGCGCTTGAAGCTGGTCCGGGTGGTCGTCTCAACATCCCATACCGTGTAGGTCACGCGGCCCGCCAGACCACCGCCTTGCGGCCCGAGCGGTTAAGGCGCCGGCAGCCCGTATCGACGATGAGGCCCGCCTTGCGAAGCTCGGTGATCCTGGGCCGGATCGCCAAGGGGCTGGCGCCGATGAGGTCGGCCAGCTCGTCAGGTGTCCGGCCCGCTGTGCCCGAGTAGGTTGCGATCACCCGGAGGTAATGCAGGGCCTTGTCCGCCAGCTTGACCGGGGCGCGGTCAAGGGCTGCCTGCTGGGTATCCAACATCAGACTGCTCCATTCGTTACGGTTGCGGAAGTATATCGGCCCCGGCTGCCGTCGAAGGTGACTTCGGCCTTGAGCTGCTTGGGCCCGCCCTCTCGGGCGAGCTTGTTCTTGGTCAGCCCCAGGTAGCGGCTGATCGGGAAATCCTTGAGGAACCCGATGGTCATGATGAAGTCGGCAGCGCCCTGCTTGCCCGTCTTGCTATCCTTGAGCATGGACAGGGTGGGGTAGGCCAGCTCCTCGCCATCTGCGCTTATCTGGCTAGTAGCCAGGACAACACAGTCATGCTTGACTGCGAGGACGCGCGCCCATTGATACATGGCTTCGAGAAGCTGATCGGTGCGCTGGCCGTTGTTGTTGGCAGCCCCCCCGAACCGGATGTTATCGACCATATCGAAGACGATGATGGCGGGGGGTGTGGCGCGGATGATGTCCTCGACTTCGTGGTTCCAGAAGTCATGTATGTCGAACACCCGAATAATATCAGGTCGGCCTGTAGCCTCGATATAGTCTCGTCCGATGGTCCCGGACTGGCTTCGTCCCACCAAATCCGACATGGTTGCTGCGAGGGCGCTTTGGTAGAGCCGCGTCTTGATACGCTTGCCGGGCCCCTCATTGTTGAACCAGAGGATAGTCCGACACTCTCCTGGAAATACCTCGTCCACCTGCGGAGCAAAGTGTGTGAGCTGGTCCGTAACGAACGTGGTCTTTCCAACATCCGGCCTTGCAGCAAGGATGCCAAAATCTCCTGGACGTAGGGGGCGCATGGTGGCGTTGATTTCAGGTATGCGCCAATGAAATCCTGTATCGTTGGCGTCGTCCTGGAGGAGGTCATTGATGTCATCCTGTACCCAAGGCGTCTTTACCTTCCGGCTTGTATCCAGCTCGTACTTCTCGACCACATCCCGCAGGGACACCCCGAGGTCGATTTCCTCACCCTCGTTGAACTTCTCTATGAGCGTGGTGAGCTTGCTTGCTGTGTCCGCCGCCACGAGCCTGGCAGACAGGCCCGCCTCCAGCTCAGGGGAGACATCCTCCTGAACCTTGCTTAGGAACGACCTGTAAAAGGCGTAGTCCGTGTCGCTCAGCTTCGGATGCGCGAAGCTCTTGAACCACAGAAAGAACGGGTCTTCGTCGATGCGGTCAACTTCGGGAAACTCCCGAAAGAACTTTCCGAAATCGTCAAGAATGACCGTGGACTTCACATCCAGGACATGCTTGGGGACAGCGCGGATTAGTTTGTCGTACTTCTCTCTGGTCTTCAAAAGACGCAGGAGGGTCAAATCGAGAGAAACCTCTTAATCTCCTCTTTGCTGTAAAGTTTCGGGTCTCGCTCCGCCTTTACGGCCAAGGCGTTCACGCCATAGGCCCGGAGCCGGGGGACCAGCTTGCGCCGACCCCTGAGGCCCGCACTGTCGGGGTCCAACCAGACCCGCACTGGAAGGCCCGTGGCGACCACTTGGGCGATCTTGGCATCATCCATGCTGGTGCCGAGGATAGACCACGCGGCAGTGACCTCGCCAACACGAACGGCGCTCAGCATATCCTCGGTCAGGACCAGCACCGGGCCGGCCCCCACCTTGAACATCGGCTTGTACACCTTCGGATTGATGTATTTTGCGCGGTCCTTGTCGAACCCTCGCGCCTGCCAGTAGCGCACTTTCAGGCCGTCGAGTACGGGCATCACGACCCGGCTCATCCGGCTATTCCAGTAGAACCCCAGCTCTTTAATCCGGTCATTCGAGAGGCCCGCTTTGTAAAGCCACACGCGGGCGGCCAAGGGCCACGCGCTAGGATCAAACTCGGCGGGCATCGGTGGCCGTATGTCCTGTTCGGCGGCGCTGTCCGCAACCCGCACCTCACGGAGCCTAGCTAGGCGCTCCGCAAGGCTGGGGGTGGGCTTGGGCGCCCACCCCGTATCGCTGCATCGGTGACACCATGCGGCCCAGCCCTTGTCCTTATGATCGACAACTAGGGTTCTTCCGGGTCCGCAGTCATGGTCAACTCTGGCGCGTCCCCCTAGCGGGAGGGCTTGCGCAGCCTCCAGCCAAGAGGCGGCGTCCAGCATTAGCGCAGGAGGTGAGCCATCAGCAGTTCTCCATGGCTTCTGCCACACGCAAGCCAACGGCGGTGCGCGCAGCCATAAGGGTGTCAACGGGGGTGTACCGGGGGTCGAAACCCCCGCCAGTCAGCAGGGCGGGGATGCTCTCGTCGACTTCCTCGGGAAAGGGCTCGGCGTGATCCAGCATATCCTCGCTGCGCGGGTCGGGGCAGCAGTCCGGGGTGTAGGCATTGGCCTGTACCCACCGCTCAAGGTCCGTCACTCGACGGCGTAGCCGGGAAGAAGCTGGTGAGCCTCTTCCCTTGCCGCCTTATAAGCGAGGTAAGCGCGGTCACAGGCGGCATCATGAGCATCCTGCGCGGCCCGCACGTTGCGACTGGCCTCCTGGACCATGGTAGCGGCTGCTGCGGCTGCGTCCCTCTTGGCCGCATAGGCCAATTCCACGCGGCCCCACAGCCTGTTGGTACGGTGACGGTCGAGCTTCACGGCGGTGGAGAGGGCCAGCAGGTGCAGGGCGCGGACCCGGTTGTGCAGTGCACGGGTAACGAAAAGAACGTACTTCATGTGATCCTATCTAGAAATAGAAAGGGCCACCCGAAGGCAGCCCTTTCTAACCTGGTTATGCAGGTGGAATTAGACCGAGAGCGGGTCCACGGCCTCGGCCGTTTCCTCCGTGGCCTCCTCCGGGCCGCGCTCGGCAGCCGTGCGGTTCGCCGTGATGTCCGCAACGCGCACCTTGTAGGTCTTGGCGTCGAAGCCCTCGCCAGCGAACACGGCGACCACCTTGCCCACCGCCTCGTCATCGGTGATGCCGACCGTGACCTTGCCGGTCAGGGTGCGCCGGCTCTCGCCGCGCCCGAAGTTGAAGTCCACATCGTCGCCGATCTGGATGTTGTTGAGGATGGCCTCCGTGAGCTTCTGCTGCTTGTACTTGGCCAGAAGCGCCTCGGTGGCGGCAATCTTCTCGTCCAGCGTGCGCGGGGTGGAGACGGCGGCAACGGGGGTGTCAGTCACTTTGAGATTATTCCTTGGCATTGGTTACTCCTTCCTACAGTCGTCGTCGAAAGGTTGTCCGGCTGGACAATGAACCCATGGAAACATCGCTGCCTCCATGGGTTGTAAGTCAAGCCGCTGGCATCAGAAACTGTGGGATGTCCTGACGACCCCAAGGGGTGGGGGACGGGGAAGTCCCCCCATAAGCGTAGGTGTAGGCCACCTGGCTATGCCCACGGGGGCTGTGATCGTAGCTCACCGGATCGGTAATGATGACATCACCGTCCCGGCTGAGCATGAGATTGCCCCTGTTCACGTCGAAGTGTGCGATGCCCTCGAAAAAGCACCGGATCATCGCTGCGGTCACGCTGGTTGGAAACTGCGGCAGGGGTTCATCCCCCACCTCGATAACATCCCGGATGGTCTGCATCTCAGCCTCCATTCGGGGATCGAGAGGGGAGGCCATTTGAACCGGGTAGCACCTGTCCATCACGACAAGGTAGCATCGGGGGAACTTGTCGATGGCGTGGATGACGGGCACGCCGGGACGGCCTTGATTGGCCCGGCACCACGCGGCGTAGGTCGCCCCGCTGTCCTCCTTCTTGAACCCCACTTTCATGGCGAGGCCGCCCTTCACATAGACGGCGGAGAAGAACCCGCTGCCGCTAAAGGCCCATCCCTGCTCCTCAAAAAAGGCAGTGGCTTCCCGCATTGCTTCGCAGTCAGCCACATATTGATCCCCCACTGGTCCCCGGTCAGTGATGATCTCATTGACGGCGGAACCAAAGAACTCAAGACACTCACGGGCCTCATTGATGTCGTCATGGCTCGGAGCGCAACCCAACTGGAACTTCGACATAATTAAGTGTTGTACCTATCTTCTCGTGTCTTCGGCGTGTTCAGTCTCAGGACATGCGGAGCCCTAAGATGTATGCCTCATCAACATCATCGGTGAACTTGCTCAGATACTTCTTCCCATGGGGATAGACCGCGTAGCGGGTGCGACCGTCTAGGAAGGGCTCAACAGGGCGGCATATGATGGACCGAACCGCCAAGGACTGCTGGACAGTCCGTAGTCCGTAATGGGCCATCTCATTCCTCCAGCCCGCACGCCTCTAGGAAGCGGCCCCGGTTGAAGTTGCTGTTGGTGGTGCGGAGTGTGGAGGCGAAATCCCGCACCACGCTACTCCAAGCGTGGAGCCTCGCTCCCTCAAAGGCGCCCTCGGCAGGCTTCGCACCCTTGAGGGTGCTGGCAATGAGCCGGAAGTGCACACGCGTCATCTTAGGCTCAGCCATGGCTGTCCTCCTGTCGCTAATCTGTGGGTAGGTCGGAGAGTGCGGCGGTTACGCCGGGACGATGACGCCCAGCTCCGTGCAACGGTAAGCTCGGCCGGGCTCCAGGTCTGAGACTTCGCCCTCATAGGGGAGTTCGGCCAAGACGCGGCGATAGCGTGCAGCCGAGAAGTCGTAGTATTTGAATACCAGCGTGCTGCCATCGCCCCCGGTCAGCGTGCTGCCATAGCCCCCGGTCAGCGTGCTGCGATAGCCCCCGGTCAGCGTGCTGCGATAGCCCCCGGTCAGCGTGCTGCCATAGCCCCCGGTCAGCGTGCTGCGATAGCCCCCGGTCAGCGTGCTGCCATCGCCCCCGGTCAGCGTGCTGCCATCGCCCCCGGTCAGCGTGCTGCCATCGCCCCCGGTCAGCGTGCTGC